AAAAAGAAAGAATATGCGGTTTTTTTCATATAACCCTGTTCACCCTGTAACCATCATGGACCGCTGCGGCGGTTTTTTTATTTTCAGGAGGCTGATGTGACTCTTAAACGGGCCTGCTCCCTGCTGACGGTGAAATCCTTCAGTGAGGATGAGCGGGTGATCACCGGGATTGCGTCAACGCCTTCTCCGGATCGGGATGGTGACATCCTGGAGCCGGAGGGCGCGGAGTTTGGCAGTGCGATCCCGTTTCTCTGGCAGCATGACCATTCCCGCCCGGTGGGGCAGTGTACGGTGCGCCGGGTCAGCGAAGGGCTGGAAATCACGGCAACACTGGCGAAGCCCGTGCCGGATATGCCATCGCAACTGGCTGCCAGGCTGGATGAGGCCTGGGCGGCCATTAAGACCGGGCTGGTCAGGGGGCTGTCCGTGGGCTTCCGTCCTCATGAATACACCTTTCTGGACGGAGGCGGACTGCATTTTCTGCGCTGGGAGCTGATGGAGGTGTCTGCCGTTACCGTGCCCGCGAATGCGGAATGCACCATCCGGACCATTAAATCTTACGACCGCCAGTTTTCTGCCGCGTCCGGCAACCGGAAACCGATGGTGAAAATCGCATCTTCTGCCGGCGCTGCGGCACAGTCAACAACCGTTTTTCATAAGGAAAAGACCATAATGAATATTGGCGAACAGATTAAAAGTTTTGAAAACAAGCGTGCAGCACTGGCAGCCTCCCTTGAGGAGGTCATGACCAAAGCCGCAGAGGAAGGGCGAACGCTGGATGTGGAGGAGGAAGAGCATTACGACAACACCGCAGCGGAAATACGTCAGGTGGATGCGCACCTGAAGCGCCTGCGTGAACTGGAAGCCGGTAAGGCCGCCACGGCGCAGCCGGTGAAACAGGCCGGTAACGGGAATGTGGCCGCGGTGGCTTCTGCGCCGGTGATCCGTGTGGAGCAGAAACTGGATAAGGGGATTGGTTTCGCACGTTTTGCCAAATCGCTGGCTGCGGCTAAAGGTGTCCGCTCTGAAGCCCTGGAAGTGGCCCGTCGTCAGTATCCGGATGACAGTCGTCTGCATCATGTCCTGAAATCGGCAGTGGGCGCGGGGACCACCACGGATCCGCAGTGGGCAGGCAGCCTGTCTGAATATCAGGAATACGCACAGGACTTTATTGATTACCTGCGTCCTCAGACCATTATCGGGCGATTTGGTCAGGGCGGGATCCCTGCACTTCGTCAGGTGCCGTTCAATATCCGTGTGCACGCCCAGGTGTCCGGCGGTGCTGCCGGCTGGGTGGGTGAGGGTAAGGCAAAACCCCTGACGAAGTTTGATTTTGAATCCATCACCTTCAGTCATGCGAAGGTGTCGGCCATTGCGGTACTGACGGAAGAATTGATCCGTTTTTCCAGTCCGGCTGCTGATGCACTGGTCCGTAATGCGCTGGCGGAAGCGGTGGTGGCGCGTCTGGATACAGACTTTGTGGACCCGAAAAAAGCGGCGGTGGCAGATGTCTCCCCGGCGTCCATCACCCATGATGTGAAGGGCACGGCATCAAGCGGTAACCCGGATGCGGATGCAGAGGCTGCGTTTGGACAGTTTGTGGCAGCAAACCTGCAGCCCACCGGTGCGGTCTGGCTGATGTCCAGCACAAATGCCCTGGCACTGTCCATGCGTAAAAATGCGCTGGGTCAGAAAGAATACCCGGACATGACCCTGCTGGGTGGCTCCTTCCAGGGGCTGCCGGTGATTGTCTCTCAGTACGTGGGTGACCAGCTGGTGCTGGTGAATGCCCCGGATATTTATCTGGCGGATGACGGCGGCGTGGCAGTGGATATGTCCCGCGAGGCATCACTGGAAATGCAGTCTGAGCCGACCGGCGACAGTACCACGCCGTCGCCGGTGGAGCTGGTTTCCATGTTCCAGACAGGCAGCGTGGCCATCCGTGCGGAGCGCTGGATCAACTGGCGTCGTCGCCGTACCGCGGCGGTGGCGGTGATCACCGGAGTGAACTATGGCAGTGCGTCCGGCGGCTGAGTCTGATAAGGAGGACGGGAGGCGTGTGCCTCCCGTAACAGGTTATGGCAAAGATCCGATATCTGCAGGGCACGCATGATGCCCGGGCCGGGGATATCCGTGATGTGGCACAGCCGTGTGCGGAGGTGCTGGTTCGCCTGGGAAAGGCGGAGTACATCACGGTGCGACGTCCGGCAGGTCAGAAAAAGAAACGTGATGCGGAGCATGGCGAATGTGGAACCTTTTACGGCGAACCCGAAAAAACCAGAAATCAGGACGTGACGTAAGAGAGGCGGGCTGGACCAGCCTGTTTCAGGCGGTGGCTGAGCCCTTTTCCGGCGCCTGGCAGCAGGGCGTGAAAGCCGATCCTGAAGCCGTCCTCTCCTTTCATGCGGTGTTTGCATGTATTTCGCTGATATCCCAGGATATCGCCAAAATGCGGCTGCGTCTTATGCAGACGGATGCGCAGGGGATACGCAGGGAAACGCGCCGGGGGGATATTGCCCGCCTCTGTCGTCGTCCCAACGCCCAGCAGAACCGCATCCAGTTTTTTGAACTGTGGCTGAACGCCAAACTGCGTCACGGCAATACGGTGGTGCTGAAAATCCGTAATGCCCGGGGGCAGATCAAAGAACTGCGTATTCTGGACTGGAACCGGGTTGAACCTCTGGTGGCGGATGACGGCGAGGTGTTCTACCGCATCACGCCGGACCGGAACTGCGGGATCACTGAGGCGGTGACGGTGCCTGCCCGGGAAGTGATCCACGACCGGTTTAACTGTTTTTTTCATCCGCTTATAGGGTTGCCGCCGGTGTATGCCGCCGGGCTGGCGGCCACGCAGGGGCATCATATTCAGGAAAATTCGACGTCTTTTTTCAGAAATGGCGGCAGGCCGTCCGGGGTGATTGAGATCCCCGGCAGTATTACGGAAGAAAATGCGAAAAAACTGAAGAGCAACTGGGACAGCGGGTATACAGGCGAAAATGCGGGGAAAACGGCCATTCTGAGCAACGGGGCAAAATACAACCCCACGACGTTTTCACCGGTGGATTCGCAGACGGTGGAACAACTGAAGATGACCGCTGAAATTGTCTGTTCGGTGTTCCGTGTCCCGGCCTACAAGATTGGCGTGGGACAACCGCCTTCCAGTGACAACGTGGAGGCGCTGGAGCAGCAGTATTATTCTCAGTGCCTGCAGACGCTGATTGAGTCCATTGAACTGTTACTGGATGAGGCGCTGGAAACGGGGGAAAACGAGAGTACGGAATTTGATGTCACCACGCTGCTGAGAATGGACAGTGAGCGGCGCATGAAAACGCTGGGGGATGCGGTGAAAAATACGCTTCTCACGCCCAATGAGGCCCGTAAACGGGAGAACCTGCCGCCCCTGGCCGGCGGTGATGCACTGTATCTTCAGCAGCAGAACTACAGTCTGGAAGCGTTGTCCCGCCGTGATGCCCGTGAAGATCCGTTCGCGTCGTCCGGTAAAACAGCTTCCGTGCCTCAGGCGGTCGTTGCCTCTGACGGTAATAAGGCAATCACTGAAACAGAGCATGATGCGGTGAAGGCGATGTTCAGGGGGATTCTGAAAAAATGAATGAACGTGAACTGTCCATTATCCGTGCGCTGGGTGAAGAATTTTCCGCAGTGCTGGCGGATTTACAGCGCACATTTGAGGGGAAAATAGCCGCGCAGGCACAAACGTTTGAAGAAAAACTGGCTTCCCTGTCTGTGGTATTACAGAAGTGCGTGACGGGCGATGATGTGCGTCCGATGCTTGAGCAGATGGTGAAGGAGGCGGTAAGCCATATCCCTGTTCCGCGCGACGGTCGTGACTATGATCCCGATGTTCTGCAGAAGGCGGTGAATGATGCTGTCGGGAAAATACCGGTACCGGCGAACGGTAAAAGTATTACTCCCGATGATGTGCGTCCGATGATTGAGCAGATGGTGAAGGAGGCTGTAAGCCATATTCCTGTTCCGCGCGACGGTCGTGACTATGATCCCGATGTTCTGCAGAAGGCGGTGAATGATGCGGTCGCAAATATTCCGCAGCCGGCGGACGGTAAAAGTCTCACCCCGGATGATGTGCGTCCGATGCTTGAACAGATGGTGAAAGAGGCAGTGAGCCATATTCCTGTTCCGCGTGATGGTCGTGACTACGATCCGGAAGTACTGCAGAAGGCGGTGAATGATGCAGTCGCAAATATTCCGCAGCCGGCGGACGGTAAAAGTCTCACCCCGGATGATGTGTGTCCGATGCTTGAGCAGATGGTGAAGGAGGCAGTGAGCCATATTCCTGTTCCGCGTGATGGTCGTGACTACGATCCGGAAGTACTGCAGAAGGCGGTGAATGATGCAGTCGCAAATATTCCGCAGCCTGCAGACGGTAAAAGTATCACCCCGGATGATGTGCGTCCGATGCTTGAGCAGATGGTGAAGGAGGCTGTAAGCCATATTCCTGTTCCGCGTGATGGTCGTGACTATGATCCGGATGTTCTGCAGAAGGCGGTGAATGATGCGGTGAGTGCCCTGCCGGCTCCGCAGGACGGGCGTGATGCCACTGCACTGGAAATACTCCCTGCCATTGACGATCAAAAATCCTTTCCCCGGTGCACGTATGCCACACACCAGGGCGGACTCTGGCGGGCGTATGAAAAAACGCACGGGATGCGGGGATGGGAATGCCTGGTTGACGGGGTGGCGGATATTGACGTCAGCATGACGGGTGAACGGTTGTTCTCTGTGGTGGTCCGGCAGAGCAGTGGCCAGCGTACGGAAAAAACATTTTCCCTGCCGGTGATGCTCTACCGCGGTGTGTTCAGAGCCGGTGAAACCTACCACCCCGGCGATACGGTGACATGGGGGGGCTCGCTGTGGCACTGCAACAGTATGACCGGTGATAAACCCGGAGAAGCTCATTCATCAGCCTGGACCCTGGCTGCAAAACGTGGGCGGGATGCTGGAGGCGGAAAATGACGGTATTACTGACACTGGAAGAGATCAAGGCACATCTGCGTGTCGACCATGACGCGGATGATGACATGCTGATGGACAAGGTTCGTCAGGCTACCGCCGTGCTGCTGGCCTACATTCAGGGCAGCCGGGATAAGGTGATTCGTGAGGACGGTGAACTGATCCCGGGCGAGGCATTAACCCGGATGAAGGGGGCTGCCATGCGACTGACCGGGATGCTGTACCGGAATCCGGATCTTGCGGAGCGGGAAGAACTGCTTCAGGGGGAGCTGCCGTTTTCTGTTTCCGTGCTGATTTACGATTTGCGTTGTCCGACGGTGTTATGAGGAGGGGGAATGGCAATATCTGCAGGTCGTCTGACACAGATGATAAGTGTTCTGAACCCGGTGTTAACCCGTAATGCTGCCGGAGAAATGACGGAAGAATGGGTGTCATGCGGGAAAATTCATGCGGATATCCGTGGCAGGAGCAGCCGGGAGCGGATGCAGTCCGGTGCGGAAATGGCGCAGGCGGAAATCCGCATCTGGGTGCGCGGTCAGTCCGGTCGGGAAATCACGGCAGCGTCACGACTTCATGTGCTGAGTGGTCCATGGCGTGACCGGATCCTGAACGTTGTCGGGCTGCCCGTGCCGGATGAGACCGGCGGACGTCTGGAAATTCTCTGTCGGCTGGGAGGGGAAAAATGATCGAAACCCTGCTGGATTTTTCGGGGCTGGAGGACATCAGCCGCGATTTGCAGCTTCTGAGTGGTGCGGAAAATAACCGGGTGCTGCGTGAGGCAACCCGTGCGGGTGCGAATGTGCTGAAAGAAGAAGTGGTGTCACGGGCACCGGTGCGCAGGGGAAAACTGCGCCGCAATGTGGTGGTCCTTTCCCGGCGCTCCCGCGATGGCGGGATGGAATCCGGTGTCCATATCCGTGGTGTTAATCCGGACACCGGTAACAGCGATAACACCATGAAGGCGGATAACCCGCGCAATGCTTTCTACTGGCGGTTTGTGGAAATGGGGACCGTGAATATGCCACCGCACCCGTTTGTGCGCCCGGCGTTTGATGTGCGCAGTGAACAGGCAGCGCAGGTGGCGATTGCGCGGATGAACCGGGCCATTGATGAGGTACTGAGACGATGACGGAGGCGGATTTGTATCCTCATCTGGCGCATCTTGCCGGCGGGCAGGTGTACCCGTATGTGGTCCCCCTGCTGGATGGCAGGCCGTCGGTGGCGCTTCCGTGGGTGGTTTTCAGCCTGATTTCATCGGTGTCTGCGGACGTGATGGGCGGGCAGGCGGAGTCCTCAGTGTCGGTGCAGATAGACGTTTATTCCGGGACTGTGACGCAGGCGCGTCAGATACGTCAGGACGCCCGTGAAGCCATAATGCTGCTGGCCCCGGGATCCGTCAGTGAAATGCAGGACTATATTCCGGAAAACCGCTGTTACCGTGCAACCCTGGAGTTTCAGGTCACGGTGTGACTTTTTCTTTTTTCTACAAAACCCATACCCCGCCGCGTGCGGGTTTTTTATTATCAGGAGGCAGAATGTCTGCTTTGTATGAACGCTCACAGCTGACGCAGGTGATGATTTCATCTGCCCCGGCGACTGCTGAAACTATGGATAAGGCGGAATATCTGCGCCTGGACTGCACCATCAAGGAAGTCCAGTTCACCGCCGGTCAGAAACAGGATATTGATGTGACCACGCTCTGCTCCACAGAGCAGGAGAACATCAATGGTCTGGGGGCGTCGTCCGAGATTTCCATGTCGGGTAATTTTTATCTGAATCAGGCCCAGAACGCCCTGCGTGATGCTTATGACAATGACGCGTTGTATGCGTTTAAGGTGCAGTTTCCGTCCGGTAAGGGCTTTAAATTCCTGGCGGAAGTGCGTCAGCACACCTGGTCATCCGGTACCAACGGCGTGGTGGCTGCAACGTTCTCACTGCGTCTGAAAGGCAAACCGGTGTCCTTTGTGGTACCGCTGGCGTTTGTGAAAAATCTGGATAAGACACTTACCGTGAATACCGGTGTGCTGCTGACAATGTCAGTCAGTGCCAACGGGGGAACGCCGCCGTATAAATACGCCTGGAAGAAGGATGGTCAGCCGGTTGACGGGCAGACGACAGACACCTTCAGTAAGCCAGGTGCGCAGTCCGCTGATGCGGGAAAATATACCTGCGTGGTGACCGATTCGGCAGAGAAAGCACAGAGTGTGACGTCTGTTGAATGTACAGTGACAGTGAGCTCAGCCGCCGGATAAGGGGATGGGTCATCATGAAAAAGGATCTGAAAACGCTGGCGCTGGCCAGACTGTCAGGGTTTCGTCATAAAACGGTGAAGGTGCCGGAATGGGGTAATGTCAGCGTGGTGCTGCGGGAGCCTTCGGCAGAGGCCTGGTATCTGTGGCAGGACGTGCTCAATGGTGATGGAGAGGATGACGATACCCTGTCGGTGGTGGCGAAAACCCGCCGTAACCTGGAAGCGGATGTGACGCTGTTCTGCGATGTCCTGTGTGATACGGACCTGCAGCGGGTGTTCACTCCGGACGACCGTGAGCAGGTGCTGGCCGTCTATGGTCCGGTACATGCCCGGTTGCTGCGTCAGGCACTGGAACTGATCGCTGATGCAGAGTCGGCCAGAAAAAAGTAGCCCGCCCGGAAATTCGCTTTCTGATGCGACTTGCGCTCCGTCTGGGGCGCACCTTATCCGAACTGCGGCACAGCCTGAGTGCGAGCGAGGCGATGATGTGGATGGAGTTCGACAGGGTATCCCCGCTGGGTGATGAGCGCGGGGATATCCGTAATGCACAGATCGTGAAAGCGGTTTTCGGGGCACAGGGGATGAATGTTGCACTGAAGGACGCCATGCTCTGCTGGGGCGAGGATGAGGATAAGCCGGAGCCAGATCCTTTGGCCGCTCTGGAGGATGCTCTGTTATTTGCTTCGGAAAATTAATTTTAACTTTGCAGATCTTTATTACAGTATTTTCGGGGAAAATTAACTGAACGGAGCCATTTTATGAAGAAATTCATGCTGTTGATTTTCTCTGTCAGCTTTTTCCTGACGGGGTGTGCAACCATTGTCGGAGATAAAACGCAGACTGTACAGGTAAACAGTAATCCGTCTGGTGCGGATTTTATTATTAAAGATGAGTCAGGGAAAACAATTTCTTCGGGCAAAACACCGCAGAATGTAACACTTCAAAAATCTGACGGCAGTTACTTCGGGAAAAAGAGTTATCAGATCACATTCAGTAAAGAGAATTATCAGCCCGTAACGCTGCCGATCAAGGCATCGGCTAATGGATGGTACATTGGTGGTAACTTTGTCTTTGGTGGTATTGTTGGCTGGTTGCTTGTGGACCCATTCAATGGCGGTATGTATACACTGAGTCCGGAAAGTCTGAACCCCGGGCTGGTACCCAAAACTTAATCAATAATCTGCTGATGAATAAAACCTGCTGCGGCAGGTTTTTTTTCGCCCGGAGAAAGGTGAATGGCGACGTTA